ATGGCATTTCCAAGGCCCAGACGACTGCGGGCGCAGCCAACCTTTTGCTCAACGGCGATCAGGTGGTAGGCGGTGTGTGGAACATCTACACGATCGTCACTGGTGGGGCGTATTCTTCCGGGGTCGGCGGGGCGCGGATCGCTATCGACAGCGCCGGCGACGTCTCCAGTGTTATCTTCACGGTGACCGGCACCGACCAGGACGGCATCGCCCGAACCGAGGCCATCACGGGCGTGACCACCACCGAGGTCAATTCGGTCATTTTCTGGCAGACGATTTCACGGATCGCCGCCAGCGCGCAGGTTGCCTCGAACGTCAACGTCGGACCGATCGGACAGATCGTCAGTCCGACCATCGCCCTCAACTGGCGCAACGATTTCGCCGCGACGTTCAACGCTTCCGGCGTCACCGGCACGCTGCAGTACGACATCGAGGAAACCGCCTCCGATCTCACTGGTGCCACCGATCCTTCGACGTTGTCCTGGGCCGTGTCACAGTCAAACAAGACCGCGGACCTCACCGGGTCTTTGCTGAACTACTCGACGGCGGCTCGTATCAGGTGGGATTCCTATTCGTCGGGCGCCGAGATGCAGTTTTACATCCGGCAGAACGATTACTGAGGGCGGCTGGTGACCACTTCCGGCACGACGATTTTCAACCTCAACTTCGTCGAGGCAATAGAGGAAGCCTTCGAGCGTTGCGGACTCGAGGGGCGTACCGGCTATGACCAGCGTACCGCGCGCCGGTCTATAAATCTTTTGTTCGCCGACATGGCTAATCGTGGTCTGAATATGTGGACCTACGAGGAGCGGACGCAGGCGCTGACGGAAGGCGTTGTTGAATACGACCTCGGCTCTGACCTCGTAGACGTCATAGAACAGGTCGTGCAGACACCGGCCACCGGTCTAGGTGGGCCTAACCGTTACGCAGTGACCCGCGTCTCGATTTCGACGCAGGCAACGCGAACTAACCCGCTTACCGCCGGTCGGCCTACCGAAGTCTATTACAACCGGGGCGTAGACGGCATCACCGCTCATATCTGGCCGGTTCCGAACGGCGTCTATAACTACGTTTTAGTGTACTGGGCTTTGCGCCGGATCCAGGACGCGGGGGCGTACACGAACACCGGAGATTTCCCCTTCCGGTTTCTCCCGGCGTTCATTGCCGGGTTGGCTTTCTACATTGCCCAGAAGAAGCGGACTGATGACCCAAATCTGATCGATCGGCTCGAAGCTGACTATGAAAAAGTGTGGCTTCGTGCTATGGAAGAAGACCGGGAGAAGGCCACTTTACGCCTCACTCCAAGAGGTGATTCTTACAGGGTTGGATGGCGTTGAGCGCAGAGCCGCAGGTCATAGTTTACAAGGCGACGAACCTCGTTAACGGCCATTTCTATATCGGCTATACGGGGCGTGGATTATGCAAGCGCGAGAAACAGCATCGATACGAGGCGGGCCGTAAACAAGGACGGTATCTGCATCGGGCTATCCGTAAATACGGACAAGAGAATTTTGCTTTTGAAGTGCTGGCAGATTTCGAAGGTGATGAAGACCTCGCCAAACTTTACGAGCGTGAAGCGATCGCCAAATACCGCCCAAGGTATAATCTGAGCTTCGGTGGTGAGGGGGGAACGATTGCGGAAGAAAGCCGCCTTAGAATGAGCGCGGCACAGAAGAGACGGATTTTCCCGCCTACTGGCCCCATGTCTGCGGAGCAGAAAGCTAAAATAAGCGCGGCCAAAAAAGGCAAACCGACAGGTTGGCTAGGCCGAAAACATACTGAAGAAGCCAGACAGAAAATGGCCGCTCGTACGTACGAGAAAGCGGCGCCCGAAACGCGCGCAAAGATGTCAGCTTCGCACACAAAAAGGTGGGCCGACCCTACCTTAGCCGCGCGCGCTCAACAGATAACTGCAGCGGGCGTACGTGCTGCCGGCGACGCTAATAAACAGGCGGTAATGTGCGTAACTGATGGCCGAGTGTTTGGCAGCCAGCGAGAAGCCGAGCATTTTTACGGCATGTCCGCAGGCTACCTTAATTTGATCTTAAGGCGGAACACTCCCTATCGTAAGCTAGGGCTAGTGTTTGCGCGTTGCGAGCCGAGAGAATGACAACCGCCGGCGGTCCTAATCAGATTCGGCCACCGTGGGCACTCGGGCAGTGTGACCGGTGCGGGTTCCATTACAAGCTGAACGAACTCAAGGCAGAAATTTATGACCAGCGACCGAACGGGCTCCTTTGTTGCCCCCAATGTTTGGATATCGACAACCCCCAGCTTCAGCTTGGCCGCGTCAGTTCGTACGATCCTCAAAGCCTTATTGATCCTCGCCCGGATGTGAACCGCCCAGGTTCTGTCGGGTTGTTTGGCTGGCTCCCGATCGGGAATCCTTTGACAAATATCCAGTGCCAAGTCGGCGAAATCCGCGTATTGATCACCTAACCATCAAAGGAGGCCAGCGATGGCGAACAACGTCTCTAAAGGCATGAAAGCCGCCATGAAGGGCAAGGGCAGCACCCCCAAGATGACCGCCGGCGCGGCGGGCGGTCTCGGGCGCATCCAGAAGTCCGATGCCGCCGGCGGCAAGGGCAGCGCCAAGATCCGGAGCACCTGACCATGGCTGACATGAAGAAAGCCGGTACCGGTTCTGCGAGTGGCGCTGCAGCAAAAGGTGCGGCTAAGATAGCCGCCGCGAAAAGCGCGTCTAAACCTCGGACGGCGTCAGCCGGTACAACCAAAGGCGGCTATGCTTATGCCAAGGGCGGCCCGGTGAAAGGTAAAAGCAAATGATGACCAACGACCGAGGCCGGGGCGGTATCGGCCCGCGCAAGGAAGGCAAGACCGTTCCGCGCTACGGCATCAGCCCGCAGCTCGCGCCGCCGCGCCTGACGGCTTCCGACAAGGAGTGCCTGAACTCCGAGATCGTGTCGCGTCCGCAGGCGACCTTCGGAAAGCGGATGAAGTAAGCTGTGACCACTCTGGCGACGCTCACCGACGACGTGTCCGTCTGGACTACCTATGACTCGCCAGAGTTTCTCGCGGCGATCCCGACGTTCATCCAGAACGCCGAGAATCGCGTTTTCCTATTTGTGCAGTTGCCTTGGCAGAATAAAGCCAAGACTGGAAACTTCACCGCTGGCAACGGCTATCTGCAACTCCCCTCTGACTTCCTTGCGCCCGCCAGTCTTGCGGTCATTCTCCCGCTAACTGGCGAGTTCGTCTATCTGCTGCCTAAGGACGTCAGCTATATCCGGGAGGTTTACCCCTTCCCGCTGGTTGCCGGACAGCCGACCTGCTACTCGCTTTTCACCGCGGATGAGGACGACACGACGATCCTTGTCGGGCCGACACCAGATGTCGCCTACAATTGCGAGTTGAACTACTTCGCCGTTCCGACATCGCTTGTCGATCAGCCGTCCGGTACGTGGCTCAGTGTTCACTCCTACGAAGTTTTGCTGTACGGTACGCTCGCAGAAGCCGCTAACTGGCTCAAGAAAACCGCGGGCATCGACAGCATGGGCGACACCTACGAGCAACGCTTCCTGGTCGGGCTGCAGGGCCTCAAGAACCTCGGCGAGACGCGCGACAAGAAAGACACCTATCGCAACGGCGAGAAGCGAGGGCGGGAATGAGCCTCAGCGTCGGCACGACCTTCGAGAGCGGAGATGTCGAGGTCATCGCCACCAGCGGGCGCGGGCTCAACCCCGACGAGCTGACGAGGATGCTCCTCCCGAAGCTGATCTATATCGGCCCAGATGTGCCCGCCGATGTGCGCGCCGCCGGTGAAGCCCAGATGCACCGCATGGAAGCGCTGTTGAAGCACTATTTCACGCAGGCGCAGAAGAGCCAGAACACGTCGGTGTTCAACATTCTCATGGACGCGGGCCACGAGAGCGCCGCCGAACTGGTTAGGAGCCTCTAATGGCGATCACACAAGCGATGTGCACCAGCTTCAAGCAGCAACTGCTTGTAGGAACACACGATTTCACAAACACCACCGGCGACAGCTTTAAGCTGGCCTTGTTCCGCGCTACGGCGTCAATTGTCGGCACCTTCGGTGCTGGCACGACCAACTACAGCGACATGGGCGCCGATGAAGCGAGCGGTACCAACTACAGCGCCGGCGGATCTGCGCTGACCAACGTCACGCCAACAAGCTCCGGCACCACGGCGTTCTGCGACTTCGCCGATCTGGTCTTCACCAACGTCACCATCACCACCAGCGGTGCGCTGATTTACAATGATACCGAGGCCGACAAGGCGGTAGCCGTGTTCAGCTTCGGCGGCGACAAGACCGCGACCGCCGGCGACATGACCATGATCTTCCCCACGGCCGACGCGACGAACGCCATCATTCGCCTGGTCTAAGGACCCCACCGCAGCCGGGAGGCTCGCATGAGCACAACCGGTTGGGGGCGCGGCGGCTGGGGGCTAGGCGGCTGGGGCACGGGCACCTTCGAATCGGTCAGCCTGACCAACGTCAGCGCGACTGGAACGCTCGGCACGCTCGGTGTCACTGCGGCGGCCAATATCACGTTGAGCGGCGTCGAGATGACCGGCACGCTCGGTACGCTCGGTGTTAGTATTGGCGTCTATCTAACGGGCGTGACAGCGACAGGTTCTGTCGGTAGTATCCTTGTCTGGCAAGTCGTTCCGCCGGGGCCATCGGGAAACTGGTCTGTCGTACCCGCAGGACCTGGCGGCGGGTGGTCGCAGGTCGGTTCGGGTCCAAGCGGCGGATGGACGCCTGTGGTGACGTAATGAGGGCTCTCAATGGCTAGTACATACTCTCCCGCCCTCCGTCTGGAGCTCATGGCCACCGGCGACCAGTCGGGCACATGGGGCGATACCACCAACACCAACCTCGGCACGCTGCTCGAGCAGGCCATCACCGGCTATCTCAGCGTCGCGCAGGGCGACGTCGCCAACCTCACGCTGACCACCGTCAATGGCGGCACCGACCAGGCGCGCAACGCCGTGGTCAATGTCACCGGCGCACTGACCGCAGCGCGCAACGTCGTCGTCCAGACTGCCAACAAGATGTACGTGATCGTCAACGCCACCACGGGCGGCTTCTCGATCGTCGCCAAGACCGCCGCGGGAACGGGCGTGTCGATCCCGCCCGGCGCTTCGGTGCTGGTCTATTCCGACGGTACGAACGTCGTGCAGGCGGCCAACTACGCCAATGGCCAGATCGGTGGCATGATCTATCTCGACTCCGGTGCGACGGTCGGGCCAGTCATGGACCTGTTCCGCGATTCCACCTCCCCGGCGGCTTCGGACATTCTCGGGCGGGTCATCTTCAACGGCAGGGACAGCGCGGGCAACAAACAGGAATACGCCTCGATTGAGTCGTCCATCCTATCGGCATCGTCTACGACCGAGAGTGGTAAGCTTGAGTTCTACGTAGTCGAGGCGGGCGCGCGGACGCTGTATTTGCAATTCAACGGTCTTACCCAGGTTGTTAATATTGCCAAGCCACTGGGGTCTAAGCTGGACCTTGGTTCCATTGGTCAAATCCAGTTCCCTGCCACTCAGAACCCCTCCTCCGACGCCAATACGCTGGATGACTATGAGGAGGGGATTTCGGTGCCGACTGTTGCCCTGACTACGCCCGGCACATCATCCATCGCCTACACCACTCAGACGTGCTCGTACACCAAGATTGGGAACGTGGTAACGTTCGTGCTGACGCTCAACTTCACTCCGACAATAGGCACGGGCTCAGGCAATTTGATTATCGCGACAAACCTGCCGGCAAACCCCGGAACCATAACCCCTCTGTCCGTTGCTGCCATGAACAGCAGTTGGTCCTGGCCCGCAAGCCGCACAATGGTCTGCGCCACCATTGGCACCACGGGCAGTATTTCGATCGAGGGCGACGGTTCTGGCGCGTCAGCTGCTACATTCGGTGCCACCAACCTCACGGGCGGCGTAGGACACGTCATCCGCATTTCCGGAAGCTATGTGGGGTAAGGATGGCCACTATTTCCGACATTCAAAGCATGATCGACGCCATGCCTAAGGACGGGGGCTACCTCCGCGTGCCGTTCGGCAAATACACTGGTGATGGCAGCATTGAGTTGACCAAGTTCACCGCATCAAACGCTCCTTGCGGCGGCGGGCGTACCGTCATCGACATGGAGGGCGTCTGGTTCACCGGCAATGGCTATATCAACATCGATAGCTCCAAGCGCATCACGCTCCGCGGACTTCGCGCGCAAAACTTTGAACTGATGCTGAAAGGGTGCTGGTGGAGCCGGTTCGATGACGTGGAAGTCGAGTCCACCATCTACACGGGTGGCGGCACGGTGTTCAGCGCATCTTACTGGAACAAGTTTTGCGGCGGCATGGCCCAACGCATTGTGTTCCATGAGAACATGACCGAGCCAGCCAACGCTCAATGGTTCTATGGCTACACGATCCGATCCAGAGGCGATCAGGGCTACGCGATGGATCGAGGCTATAGCATCGATTTTCAGGCCAATCAGGACGTACAGGGATTGCGGTTCTACGGTGGCGACATAAGCTACGCCACTAACGCCAACTGGAGAATCACGTCGAATAACACCACGGGCTTTATCGATTGCATCGGGGACGGTGTCTATTTCGACGGCTTCAATCCGACCGAGATGAATGTGTCTGGACCGCCGATGCGCCGCATCCTTTGGCCCAACAACTACCATTAACGGGTCCGTAAGTGGCAGAGCCTCTTAAACTCACCTTCAAACCCGGCATCAACCGCGACACCACCGACTACGGCAACACCGGCGGCTGGTACGACATCAATCTCGCGCGCTGGGTGAGCGGCACGCCGCAGTCCATGGGCGGCTGGCAGAAGTTCACCGCGCAGCAGGCGCAGGGGACGTTCCGCAGCCTGTTCCCGTGGAGCACGCTCAGCGGAACGCGATTCTACGGCGCTGGTACCAACCTCAAATACTATCTCGTCTACGGCAACAGTCTCGTCGATATCACGCCGATCCGCTCGACGGTGACGATCAATAACAATCCGTTCGCCATCACCGACGGCAGTTCAACCGCCGTGGTGACCGACACGGCGCATGGCGCAGTGCTCGGCGACTTCGTTACCTACTCCGGCGCGACGACGATCGGC